AATCTTGCTATATCCACTTACTGAATGGAAACAGTAAGCGATAAAATCATCACCGCTTCTTTGATAAACACCTGCACCTGCACCTGCTGTAAATACTGTTGATGTTGGAGCTGTATCATTCCAATAAAAATCAGAAGCATTATCAGCATTTGTTAAATCAAGGTGCATAGCTTTTGTCCACCCACTTTCTGAATTACCTACTACCCAATTATCTGATGAAGTACCTGATGAAATATTTTTCATTATAATTAATTCAGGAGCAGCAGAAAGTCCGTGCCCGATATTTACATCAGAACCATTTGCAGTCCATTTAACAATACTAAATCCTGCATTAGCATTTGCACTAACAATAGAATCTATACTTCCTTCTGTGTTAATTGTCGGTTCGTTATCATCAGTAGCCCAAATCCAAGAAACGTAGTTACTTGAACTATCATTATAATTACCTGAAGCATTATCTAAAGTAAAACCATCTGAATCAAATGATGTTACACTTCTATTTTCTTGAGCTTCGGTTGTATTAGGTGTTATCTCTTTACTTACCCCTTGAACTATATCAGCTAAATTATGGTCTCTAACTGAATCTCTATTTTTTATCCAAACCATACTTGGTTTAAAACCCACTCCTGTAATTGCTAAACCATCAACACCTGTACCATCATAAGTAATTGTATTAAAGCTTTTTGCTACTGTTGGTGCTTCTGTGTCAGGATCTGCAGCAAATGCTATATAGATAAAATTACCATTATTAGCATTAGAACCACTTGTTTGTTTTAATTGAAATCCATTAGAAAGAAAATCTACAACTAAATTATTTGAGACAGTTGATTCACTATCACTTGTATTTGGTCTTAAACCTTTATCTCTTGGGTTTGTCGTGCTTCTTTTATTATCTACTATTACCCAGTTAGATGTATCATCTGTTTGCTTTGTCATCAAAAACGCAGGTTCAAATCCTGTTTCTACAATAGGTCCATTCTCTGAACCATTACCGACATACGAGCCAATCTTTGAAAAAGAATCTACTGAATGAAAACAGTATGCAATTACATCTGTACCGCTTCCGTTTGCACCACTATCAGTTCCTACTGAAAAGACACTTGATGTTGGTGAAGTACTATTCCAAATAGTTGATGCAGTTTGCACACCACTTGATGAATCAAGAGCAACATATTTATCTCCACCACCTAAATCTTTATGCCAAGTCCACCAGTTTGTTGAACCTGATGATAAATTTTTAACTATAACCATTTCAGGAGATGAAGACAAACCGTGTCCTACTGTTGCTGCACTTCCAGTTCCAGTATATTTAACTATTGAAAATCCTGAATCTTGATTTGCTTGTACTGTACTTGTAATTGTTCCATCAGTATTGCTGCTTGTAGTTCCTCCGTTTGCCTTGAGGCACCACCCAACATAATCTTGTCCAGTTTCATTAACAGCCGTACCAATACCAAGAGAAAATCCACCAGAATCAAAACTTAAAACAGTAGAGGTGTTAGTGGATTGAGCAGCAGTAGTTATGTAAAGTTGCTCTTGTATTCCTCTTGTAGAATCAAAAGTAACATTATTACTTGTGCTTGTTCTTTCCTTTATCCAAATAAAATCAGGAGTAAAATTCAGCCCATATTCATAAGTAACATTACTTGCAGTACCATCATAATTTCTTGTATCATCATTTGCATTTCCTTCAAATCTATAACTTGCTATAAGTGAGTTTTCATTATACAATGTAGTTACTTCACTTGCTGATAATGTTTTGTTGAATATTCTTGTTTGGTCAATTTCACCTTTAAATTTAGTTCCACCTAATTGATCAGCACCTATACAGCCCCCTGTGTTATTTGATTGTAATGCTATTTCTTTTGTTAATGTACCTGCAGAACTACCATTAATATACATTGTATGTACATTACTTGTAGAATTATAACTAAAAGCTATATGAGTCCAAACGTCAGCACTAAAAGTAAATGAACCTGAAAAGAAATCAGCAGCACCATAATTATTATGATAAACTTGATTGTTACCTCTAACAATATACCCTGTTGCTTGAAAAGTTCCTGCATTAGCTCCTTGTGCAAATAAACATTTATCACCTGATACATTATCAAACTTTACCCACATACTTACAGAGAAATCTACATCACCTGTTAAAAACCCTAATGCAGATATTGAAACTTTAGAATTACTACCATCATAACTTGCTGCTTGTCCATATCTTCCTGCTGCATATTGAATCGCAGCTCCTGTTGCATCATAATTCCCACTTAAATCTGTTTCATCATTTTCAAACTGATAAGTAGCAATACAAGAACTATCTCCAAGCACTTGTAGTGTATCTGTTGTATCTTCTGATAATGGGTCTAATGATTCTACTGTTGCTGCAGTTTCTGCATATAGTGTTGAAACTTCTGATGAAGATAATTCTTTTTGGAATATACGAAGTTGGTCTATTTTACCAGAAAAAAATCCACTTGGACTTCCCATATAAGCACCAATTAAATCACTACTATTATTATCGTTAAATATACTTGTTGTTGAATCACCTGAACCAGCTGCTGAACCATTAATATAATAAGTTAAAAACCCTGTATTATCAACAGTCATTACACAATGTTGCCAACTTCCAGTTGCTACTGTACTTGTTGAAGTAATTGTTGTTCCTTGACCAGAGCGAACCATATTTCCTGAACCATCAATATACCAAACTATTGAATTATTACCATATAAATTTACTATTGTACTTACTGATGCAAAAGAATCAGAATATACCCAAGCAGATATTGATAATCCTGTAGAAGAAAAATTTGGAACTCCTGTAATATCTATATAACCATTACTCCCATTAAAATAAGCACCTGCACCAAACTTACCTCCGTTAATAGAATGTGGTGAAGAACCATCACCCTCGTATAATACTACTCCAAAGTGTTCTGATGGTACTAACTCTCCTGCTGCCGCAGCTCCCTGTAATAATCTCTTATTTACAGCCATATTTAATCTATATTAGGGAAATCGTATTGCATTACTTTCTTTTTAGTAGTAAGTGCACCTATTTCCGATTCAACTGTGTCTGATAATTCTCTTAAAGCTACTCTTGCATCTACAATATCTGCTGGAACGTCTGCTCCATTATCTGCTTCTCTAATTATATACCAATCAGTCTTTGCAAGTTCGTTTCCTATTTGTGCTTTAAAGTTGTTTATTCTTTTTTCTTTTAATTCTGCTAATGTTTCACTCCAAGTAATATCTTCTGCATCTTTTCTAAATGCTGATGCTGCTGAATCAAAATATATTTCTCCAAGTGTGTGTATTCTTGAATCATAACTCTCATCAATAATTACATCAAATAATCCTGCGTTTCTTAATGCGTCAGATGACATAGCTCTTGCGTTTAGGTGATAACCTGTTGAAGATCTAAATGATTTTGGTACGTCTGGGTACGTTGTGATAATTCCGTTGTTGTTTACTGCTTTCATATTATACTGCTTCTTGTGATATTGTGCCCCATTGCTCTGTTGCACCGTTTGTTGATACTACTTGAATCAGGTTTGACACAGTTCCGTCATATGTACCTGAAATTTCTTTTAAACTTGTTGGTAGAGTTAAACCAAAGTCTCCTGTTACAATGATGTCTTTTACCATTCCTGTAGACACATTACTAAATGTTAATGTTGTTGCTTCAGTTATTGTGAGTGTATAAACTTGTGCGTCTGCAAAATCTATATCTACTGTTGCTGCTGCTGTTAAGGCATCTATTGTTGTGAATTCGTCTGCTAGTTTAGAGTATGTAATACTATCATCCGCTACACCAGCACCGTTATATAACTCTGTAAAGTTATCGTTAGTTTTATCAAATGCGGATCTTATTGGATCTCCTGTTCCGTCATTTGCTGTTGTCCCTATATTTATCGTTTGTTTTGCCATAATTAATATAATGTTTTATCTGCTGTATATAATGTTGAGTCTACTAATACTAGCGTTGTGTCTGCTCTAAAATACGAACCGTCAGCGTCAAAAGGATATATTATACCCCATCCGTTTTCTTCATTTACGTTTCCCCACCACGATACGTCATATATTGTTCCAAACATACTATTACAATAAGTTTTTTAATTTTTTGTTATTCTTTGTCAAGTCTATAATGTATTTTTTTAATCTTTGCACATTATAAGCTTTTGGTCTGTATTTTTTCTTTATAATACCCATCCCTCGAAACTAGCATCTTTATCAGGATATACATCCTCGTTAGAGTTACTGTTGTATTCTGGAAAACTGTCATTATTAAAGCTCATATAGCTAATAAATCTGTCCGTGTAGTATTGAGCTAGATTTCTTTCTTTTTCAATTAGAAAATCTATTTCATTTTTATCTACATTAGAAGCGTTCTCGCTTGTATGCTTGTAGACTCCTTTATTAGCTACTGTATAGGCAGCAAAAGGAAGGTATTCTACCATAGCCCAATGAATTAGCATTGGTTTTACATAATCACTAACTAAACTTAAATAACTTCCAGTTAAGCTACTAGAAATTATATCTGCTTCTATTTTGTTTAGTAAGTCTGTACCTAAATAGTTTTGTATATGAATGTCTTGTGCGATCTTGATAAACTGAATAAACTTATCAGTATCAACATTGCCATTCATTGCTGTGAACTTTACTATATCTTTTCTACTAATTAATAATGCTTGTGCCATTTTTATCTAGGGTTTTTATATCCGTTATTTGGCATATCTATTGGTCTAGTTGCCACTTCTTTCTCGTTTTTTTCTGGTTTAAAGCCTTCTCTTCTTGCTTTATTCACTGATACTTCAGATCTAGGATTTTTAGGATCTGGATTTACGCCTTCTTTTTTACTCATGTAAGTTTTACGCATCCAGTAGTGATGACAATTTGCACCACCTTTATATAACCATATATCATAAGTTTTAACTGAACCTTTAGGTCCAAAACCAGCATTTACTTCTTCAGATGACATTTTATCTATATCTTCTTTTCTATAAATCTTTTTTGCTGATACCATTTTTTGACAAAAATCTCTAGAATTATCGCTTACTTTTAAAGGTGCATATTGATACCTTACTCTAAACCTTAAACCCTCTTCGTTTTCTCCATCTTGTTCTGATTTAGCATTTGGTCTTGCAGTACCTGTGCTTGCAAGATTAATCATTTTGTCTAATGTTGTTTCTTGCTCATAATCTACAGGTCTCTCATCAACTATCTCCCATCCTTCATCTAACATTTCTTGTTCATCTTGTCCTGCTTCAATTAATTCATCAGCAATAGAAGGAGGTGTTTTATAGTCAATGTCTGAACTTAACTTTACTCCTGTCTCTTCTTCTCTTGATTCATCTGTTACTGCGTTATCCGTATCAATAAATGCAAGCGGCTGAAGCGTTTTAAAGTATAAATTAAGGCTTATCTCGTTCACAGCGAGTATAGAATCCATACAGCTAATTAAAAGCTCTTGATAAGGCTTTATTGTAACGTTGTCAAATAACAAAGAAGCTGTCTTAATTTCATCAGAGTTTGATCCTAGTCCATTATTTTCTGTTCTTATACCTAAAAGCAATGGTGATGTTACTCTGTGACCTATAATTAGCTTATTTGCACATTCTGTAGATAAATACTGATAATGTGCTGGTGCATCATTTAAAGGTACGTCATCTATTGTTGTTTTGCTTTCTGCATTGTTGTTAAATGCTATAATTACTTTTTCTCCTCTTGCTCCTGTAAGTTTATTCATTACATCTGACTTAACTTGCATTTGCTTTTCTCTATCAGGCACCCCATTGTTAAAATTCACAACTTTAGTTCCTGAAAAACCGTTTTGTACATCATTAATTAAATAGTCTGATATTTCTGATTCTAACTCTGCATATGCTAAAGCTCCTTGATAATCTACTGGACAATAATAATCATATCCACTTACATATCTCTTTACAACTTTAATTTCTGGTTCTTTACCATTACCAAATCCAAATGCTGCTATTCTTTTAGGTTTACTATTTGCTTTTATCTTGGTCCAGTCATGAAAATAGTAATAAGCTTCAATTTCTCCGTCATCATTACATTTTTCTGCTCTTAATGTTTGTCTTGGAAAGTGTTCTGCTTTTACTACTCTGTTGTCTTGGTATAAAACTTGAAAACTACCTTCTCCTAATAATTTAAGATCTAGAATTACGTTTCTTAAATCTTGATCTGGAAAAATAGATCTCATTGCTGCATATTCATCTGGCTTTTGTGAGCTGTCTGTTGCATCAATACCTTTTCCATATACTAATTGCGATATTCCTTGAATAATTGCATTGTTTGTTGCAGAATTAATAAATAACTTAATTAAATAAGAATAATAATCATTGTTCTCTCCATAATTAACCCAATCCTTATGTTTATCTTCTGATATTTTAGGTCTATTATATTCTGATAAGTTTACTATGTGTAGATTGTCCATATTATAGTACTATAAAATCGTTTGTTGTTTCTTGTGGTTCATACTCGTTATTATTTACTGAATAATTTGTTACAGTTTGGTTTGTACAGAATATTTTATCTTTAAATATAACATTGCCACTCTTTTTAATTGTTAACGTGTAAAACGTATCTTCTACTAACGTAAATACATCTGAATATTGATAATAATAATCATTTAATGTAAATGCATTTGTATCTTCATCATATACTGACTTGTTTGTAGTCTCATTTATAATTGATATGTTATAAATGTTACTGCCAGATGCTTCATATTCTCTTGGAATAAAATTTATCGTTTGAGAACTAGAACTGTTCTGTAATATTATCATACTAATACAATAAAATAAATGTTTTTTTGTTAATTATTAAGCATAAAAAAAGGTGCCACAAAAGCACCTTCTTTATCTAATTTAAAGGATTATTAAGAGTTACTTCCTTCAGTTGGAGTAGCAAACCCAGCATTAGTTAATGCAGTATCTACATCTGCAGCTGATTCTATAAAGTTTGCTGGAACTTTTTCCTGTGCAGTGAACGTTAATGTATAACCTGAAAGGTCACCCATTGCTGCTCCTGTTACTATTGTTCCGCCACTTACATCCGCTCCGTTTTCTAACCCCATTATAAATAGGTTTTCATTATAATCTTCAACAACAATGTGAGGTCTACCATAAGCTAATAATTTTAACTCTTTGTTGTCCTCTTTTGTAAGTTTTTTAAGTGTAAGATTTAATGTTTGCTCAAAGAAAGTTGTTCCGTTTTCTCTAGAAGCATTAATTGTTTGTTCAAATGAAGAATTACCTTTTACTTCGTATTTAAAACTAGCAACTGATGTTCCTACGCTATCTACTACATCTGTATCAGTAGAATCGTAAGTAACAGCTGTATAGTCACCGAAATCAGAAATATAAATATTTTTAATTCCACCTACTACGTCTTTACAAGGTTCTTTTCTTCCTTTAGTTAAATCACAAGCCATATTATTTTTATTTTTAAAAAAAAAGGGTGGTAGAATACACCACCTACCCTTTTCTTATGTTAATATATTCTATTACGAGTAAAGAACAATGTCTCCACCGATTGCGTGCTGAATACCAGCAGTAAATCTCATTACAATTCTTACATTTTGAGAACCATCTAGATCAGCCATATCTAATACTTTTACTTCGTTGTGGTCTGATAATAAACCTGTACCGAAGAATAAGTTTGATTTTTCAGCTGCTACTGCGTTATCACTTGGTAAACCTTGTGCTAATGCTATTTGGATTCCATCAAACTGAAGACCTTGACCCATTGAATACCATTGAGTACCTTGTCCGTTTGTACCGTTAGCTCCTAAACCACCAGTTGCAAATCCACCTAATGCTCTAACGTAGTTTCTGTACATGTTAGATGGTAAGTAGATAGTTAAATCTTCTGCACCATAGACGGCTGAAGGAACGGCATCTGCAATTTTACCTAATTCTTCGATTATATTCGCGCTCGTAGAAGTCGTACCTGTTACGTCATTTACATCAGTATCTGCTCCTAATGTAGTTACAAATCCATCAAATTCTCCATCTGTAGCGTTAGTACCGTTCCAGATATTGTTTTCGATTTTTTGTGCAACTTTAGCTGATACATGTCCGATTAAGAAATCAGAGAATGATGGAGGTAAAGTTTCGTTAATTGCAGAATATCCCATTTGAACTGCTTCCCAGTCTTGAACGTAGTCTTTTTTACAAAGCTCTAAATTCACTTGGAATTCTTCTGGTTGTAATATTCTTTCTGTTAAAGTTAATACGTCTGCTTGTCCTGAAAAGTCACATGCTCCGTTTTTAACAATACTTGTAGAAGCAACTTTTTTCATTACTTCTTTGTATTTAACGTTTGGCTTAACTGTAATTAAGTCATTCGCTAGTGTGTTTCCACTTAAAAGAGCTGCCGAGACATATTTGCCTGCAAATTCTCCTGCATAAGTAGAAGTTATTGGTGTTACTGTACTATTTGCCATTTTTATTAATATTAATTAAAATTTGATATTGTTTTCATTACACGATCTAAAGTGTTCATAGGTCTGTTAGCTTGACGAATGTTTAATTGTGTTTTCTCTTCGCTTTCAGGATTATGTTTTACCTTTTCAACTTTAGATAAATTTTCTTTTGCAGGTTCTTCAGATAATTCTTCTTTAACCTCTTCAGAAGCCATTTCCTCGTCTTTTTTACCGTAACCTAATTCTTCAATCATAGTTACAATATCTTCAACGGCTTTTTTAACCTCTGCTAACTCTTCTTTTGTAGCGTAATCTGCTGCAGCTTCAACTTCTTCCACTTCAGCTTCGCCCATAGAAGCAATGATACCTTCTTGCTCAACAGTTAATTTTAAACCATCATCAAGAGTGTATTCTCCAACTGGTAGAGCAACTTTTTCGTCTTCAGTAACGATAAAAATTTCATTACCAGCCTCAAAAGCTTCTGCTTCTACTGTTGTACCATTTTCAAGCTGCATAGTTGCTAGCTCTACTTTTGTTTCCTCTACTTTGTCTTCCGCTAATTCAGTAGTTTCTTCTTTAGTTTCTTCAAGATTAATATCTTGCTCCTCTAAATTTATTTCTACATCTGCAGCGTTCATGCCAAGTAGGTCTTTTACTTGTTTTAACATTTCTGTCGCTTTCATAGTATTACAATTAAATTAATTTGTGTTTGTTATATTTTTAAGATGCTTTTGCTTGAATTATAAACCATTCAGTACCATCACACCATACCGTTATACCTTCATACGCTTTATTAATTCTATAGTGAGTTGTTTCACCATCTAATGTTTGTCCACTTCTTGGTGTTAAATCAGCGTGTGTGTTTGTTGTATATGAACTGTCTGTTATTAGTCTTATTTGTCTATTTAAGTTTTTTGTTGCTGTTGCATCTGGTAAAGTTATCTCTATTGTATCACTTCCACCTGACCAGCTTAACTTAATCATCTCTGCATTGTCATAAGCAGAATCATTTAAATCTATATCACTACCTCCAGATATAACCGTAATGTCAGTTGACACTAAATGTGTAACTATTAGATTCTCTAAATTAGATATTGTAGTTTTTTTAGTTTCTGATGAATGAACAATAGCTATTACTTCTGATCCATCTAAATCTGAAGCTGATACTAAACTTAATTCTGATATTTTTTTATTTGCCATTTTTTATAATTCTATTTTACTATTATTTTCTTGTAATATATAATCTCCATTTTCTTGCAACAAAAATCCTATTGGTCCTGTAAGGTTACCTATTCCTTGTCTCATATAATCTTGATCATTGCAACAATCTATTGAATATGTATTACCATCTCTACATAAACATGCTCTTTTATTAGAACTAGGTACGTTATATCTTCTTCTCATTACTTTATTGGTACACAGTTAGGAACTCTTCTTCCGTTTTTCATTTTAAAACCTATCATTTCATATCCTGCTTGACAAGGTTTCTTTAATTCTTGTTCATGCGTTTCACAAGGCATAAACCAAGTCTTTCCTTCTACTTCATGTTCGTGAAATCCTTCACATCCCATTTCTTCTGCTTTAATTATTGCTTCTTGCTTTGTGTCGTATGCTCTTTTACCATCTATTACAATAGAAGCTAATTTTTCGTCTTTTAACTGATCTAAACTTTTTAATTTACTCTCTGCCCAAGACTTTGCAGATTTACCACCCCATAACAAATAAGAAATATATCCACATGCTTCTGTGTCTCCTGTCTTATAATACTCTTCTGCTCTAGATAAGTAACTATACATTCTTTTTATTGTTTGTACTGATAGTTTTTCTTTTCTTGCTAGTTGTTGAGCTCTTACTTTACCAACTTGTGTTGCACATTTGTTGTTAACTTTCTTGTTTAGATCAATTCCTCTCTTTGCGTTGTTAGCAACAGAGTTAGGATAATCGTTATAAGTTTCTAACTCTATAGTTTTACCAGACTTGTATCTTTTGTCTTGTTTTATAATTGCTTTTACAGCACTTAATAGTTCTTGTGCATCTTCTTCTTCTATTTTTTGTATTTCTTCATCCTTACAAATACATTCTGCTAATTTTTTTTCACAGCCACAATCTGAAAACTTATTTGGCTCATTAGGTCTTTCTAATTTATCCGCAAAGTAGCCTTCTATTGAAAAGCCTTTAACCTTACCTGTTTTTATATAGTTATCCCATACATCATCATTGTCTACTTTCATAGAAACCATCCAAGTACCTAATGGTACATCCATGTCATATAATCTTGTCTTATCTTGCTCACCTTCTACTATCCAGCTCTCTACTACTGTAAGTCCATTTAATGGTGATTCGTGTTCTAATGTAGATCTATGTTGTTTAGCTCTTTTTAAGAATAGTTCACTTGCTTTTCTAACTGTGTTTCTTGAAAAGTATATATAATACTCTTTATCACCACTTTTTCTATAAATTGGTTTGTTAGGTATTAATGCTGGTCCTAGTAAAAGCTTTTTCTCTTTATCTAGTTCAGCTAATTTAAATTCTTGGTTTTTTAAAAAGACAAAATCTTCTTGAATTGCTGGGTTTTCTACTATACTTATCGCATCAATTCCTGAAACGTTATCCTCTTCGTCTATAAATAATTCTATGATGTCCATATTATTACAATATTGTTTTTATTATTTTGTTTTAGTTTCCAAGTGCTGCTTGGTTAACTGTTTTTCTATCTAAAGCTTGTTGACTACTTACATCTGTACTAACTACATAAGCTCTTACTGGTTTTTGTTGTGCTCCTGCTATTGTTTGTGCTAGTTGACTTTCTGCTGTTGCTCCTACCACATTAAACGCTGGTGGAGTTGATAATGCTGGAGTAGGTACTGATCCTCCTGTTCCTCCTTTTGCAAAACTTGGTGGTGCTGGTTCTTTAGTTGATGTTATATTTCTAATGTTCGCAAAACCTGCTGCAATAACTGATGCTGCACCAATAAATCCAAATATACCTCCTTGACCTAAAGCTTTAGTAGCACCTGCATAAGTGTCTATTATAGCTTGTGTTATAGCTATTGCTTTTCCATACTTACTGTTTTCTCCAACTAAACTAGCCAATGAACCTAATGCTCCAGTGATAGCTGCTACTTTTGCGTCCGCTATCTCTTTATCTCTTTTCTTTTCCTTTGCATCAGATTCTGCTTTAAATTTATTTAATTCGTTTTGTGCATCTATTTCTTCTTGTGTGCCTATCTTAAAACTATCTATTCTTGTTTGTAAAGTTTTCTCTATCTCTAATCTTTCCTCTGCTTCTATTTGTTTTAACTTTTCTAATCTTATTACTTCATTATCTATTAATTCTGCATTTGCTAATTTTGTTATTTGTGCTACTTCTTGAACTCCTTGTGCTTTTGAAGTCTCTAAATCAATTAATTCTTTTTCTAATGCTGCTTCATTTGTTAATTGTTCTGATCTTTGTCCAGCTATTGTTGCTCTTATAGCTGCTAATTCATTTAATGCATCTTTTTTTCTAACTTGTGCATCAACATTATCTTCATCTAATGCTAATTCTGCTTGTGCTGCATCTACTGCTATTTGAGCATTTTCTAATAGTTTTTTCTCTTGGTCATCTAGTATTGTAGCTAGTTTTTGATTTGCAGCAATTCTTTCTGTAACCGCAAGCCTTGTGTCATCTCTTAATTGTCTTTGTTGTTCTGCTTGTCTATCATAATCTTCTATTAAACCTCTATTTATTGCTTGTGTTACTTTGTAATCGTTGTTTAATTTTGTAATGTTTTTAGCTTGGTCTATTGTTGCTTTAGTATATTCTGTTGTTGCTTCTATAACTTCTTTTGTTGTTTCTACAACTTTATCTACTGTATCATCTACTCCTGTTAATACATCAACATATTCTTTTCCTGCTTCTTTTACAGAATCAAAAGCACCTTTAAAATCTCCTTTAAATACTTTTACAACAGCTTCACTTAAAAACCCTATAACTTCTAAAGCAGAATTCAATCTTTCAATAACATTTTGTTTTATTGCTTTACCAAATGCTTTTAAGTTTTCTACTGGATTTTCAAATATATCTTTAAAGAAACCTACTACTGTTCCTATATTAGACTCTATAAATACAAATAAATCATTAAAAGCTAACTTTAAAGCTGTGGTAGCTGTAGCAAAAGTATCTACTACTTTTTGATTAGAAAAGAAAGTGTCTTTAAGTGTATTTAATACTGCATCAAATAATTTTGCTGCTCCAACTCCTTTGAATATAGCGTTTAAACTAAACATTGATTTACCTGCTGCTTTAGCTCCTTCTTGTATACCTTTAAGACCTACACCAATTGTCTGTAAGTTCTTTTCAGCACCTTTAGCTTTTACATTAATATCTATGTTTATTTCTTGTGCCATTATTTGTTCGTTTTAAATTGTTCGTATGCTTCTTTTATTGTTTCTGGCATTTTATTTTTACCGAGTGCTATATCTATATACTTGCCAGATATGTTCTCTTGCTTTGCTAATCTTAATAATTCTAGTACGTTTCCTAACATATTGCTTCTAATACTTGCTTATAATAATAATAACTACAATGCGTTTTTGTTATATTGAGATCTGATGGTGGAGCCTTTGTCACGTAATGTGATTTTACAAAAAAATCTTTATGTTTATTTGTTACTCCTGCATTGTGTAAAATTCTTTTATCCTCTAACATATTTAATGGATCTGTTGACCACGCAAATGACAACTCCTTACTTATTTCTGTTCTATAACCTTTTTTCCAAAACTGCCATAATGTTGCCCACATTTCAGCCGTCCACGCTTGTATAGGGTGTGTTCCCTCGTACTTTTCTTGATGTTCTTGATTGTATTCACGCATAGCTCGATAAAGTGCGTTAGAATTAACATATACATCTTTCCAGAATTTACTATCTGTTCCAGAAAAAACAAATTGACATCCTCCAGCTTCTAAATCTCGCTCTTCAAGCATCTTTTTATCTATTTTTGCTGCTTCACACATTTTATCTAAAATTTCTTCTCCTTTAGATCTTATGTATTTTATACCTATGTAACTTCTAGTATCTGACATAAAAACTGTATCATGAGGAAACTTTGGTAAAGGCTTGGTTAGTATTGTGTCTGCATCTGCATAATAATATTGCTCACCTTGTGTACATTTACAACTACCAAAATATTTACTCATTAAATAAGGTTTTATTGCAGGAGGATATGCTTCATTCTTCCATTCGTATCTGTAAAAGTTTACTGTTGGATATTTCTTTCTTAAACTATCGCAATTATATTCACCTGTATTACCCCATAAAATAATAATATCATTAGGGTTTACTCCTTGCTTTATATAAGAGTGTATCATTGTGTCTATTTGCCACTCATAGTATTTTGATTCAGGTTGTGCTGCTATATATTTCATATTATGGACAAGATGGACAACTTACTGTTGATAATGTGTTTGATGTTGAATTCCAATAATAATAAGTAGAGAAATCTGCAGTAAAATATTGATCTGCACCTAACAAGCTACTACAAGTATCATTAGAATAAATTACTGATGCTGTAGATATATCGTTGCTATCCATATATACTGTTCTAGATACTGTTACATTACAACATACATCTAATGCGCTTGTTGACTTATACAATGTTTGAGAACCACAAGTTATTGTTGTTGTAGTAGTTGTAGTAGTTGTTGTAATACAAGAACCTGTAATCGTACCGTATGTTGATGGACTTGTAACTAATGCTGTACCGTTTATGTCATAACAATTTGCACCATCCGTAGATATTGTGATGTCTGTGTTACCTACTTGGTAAGCTGAATCTAATTGAACATATGTAGAAAAACCATCACTTTGTCTTTCCACTACAAATACATTATCTGGTGCTGGTGTTGTAGTTGTAGGAGGTTGAGTTGTGGTTGTTGTTGTACCTGTACAATCTTCACAATTATCATAACCTATATAATCATAAGCTGGTTGACCACCAACACAAGACTGTTGTGAAACCCAAGGAGTGCTTTGATCTCCACTTCCTACTGTTGGATTTTTATAACATTCTCCTGTTGCTACATTCTTAATTACTGCTGGAAACCCACTTGTTGAATTATTACCTACTGTAAAGGTTTCATCTAAACCTGTTGCACAATCTACATATTCTCTAAATACTGTTAATGTTGGTTTTGTTGGAATATTGTTACAAGGATCCGTTGTAGGTTTTGGGGGACAAGTACTAACATTCTCCCAAACTTGCGCTGTGTTTGGTTCATAATATCTATAATTAACTAGATCTGTATAGAATCCTTCTGGAGCTGTATTGCTTGTTCCAATATTAGCAGCACTTGTATACATGTTATCATTACTTGTAGCTGATGATAGTGTTTTATTGTTGTCAAAATAATAATAACCAAATACTCCTTGTGAATCATCACAATATTGAGTTAGAGAATTCCATCCTGTACCTAAAAAGTATAATCCATTCGCATCAATACAATTTACACACACACTAAAACTAGTACCATTCCAATATCTTCTATCTGTATTGTCGTTATCTAATGAATAATATCCTGTAGGTGCTGCAGTATTACAATTAGAGTAAGTAAACAAATTAGTTACACTACACCAATTACTGTTAGTTTGTGATAAACCAGCTCCATTTACATAATAGAAGTTTTTAGATTGTTCATTTTCACAAACATCATTAGATGTAGAATATCTTAAATAAAATACTGATTTAGTTGCTAAACAAGGATCTGTTGTTGTTCCTTGACCTGTACAAGAATTACATCCAGTTCCTTCTCCATTACCAACTGTAATACCATTATTACTTGCCCAATCAGTTTCAAAAGCTGTTGCAGATGTATAGTAACATAAGTTATTTATCTTTATATATGTTCCTGTTGTACTGTTTCCTACTGTAAATGTATCTCTTGATCTTACATAAACTGTTTGACCTGATACTGTTTGCCCTGAACATCCAGTTACAACATAATAATTATAAACTATTAACTGTATTGTTGCTGCAGTAAAGTCTGTGGTTACTGTTTGGCTTGTTGTAAATGTTCCTCCTGCATTGTTTACTGTAGGAGCTCCACTAACCCATTCAAATCCTGAATTTAAGCTAATGGTTGTTTGGAAATTAAATACTGTTCCTGCGTTTTGTGTTTTTACTGTACCATTTAAATCACCTCCTAGTGTGAATCCATCATTAACATTTGGAAACCCTGAAGCTGTAATATTACTTGTGTCTACTGCTAATGTTACATCTATAAGACTTTGTGTAGTCCATATAACTGTATGTGTATCGGTTGCTGTTATTGTACCATCTGTTGCTGTACAAGTATATGTGTATGTACCTGCACTTGTTTCTGTAAACGTTATAATTTGTGTTGATCCACTAGCAGAACCACCTGACCAAGAATAACTTGTTGGTGTAAATCCAGAAGGTAAAGCTGTTAATGTTAAATTATTATTTACTGTTTTCTGTGTAGGTCCACTAATAGTCAAGAATTGTGATGTTGCTTGAACTGTACCTGATAAAGTTGTATTAACTGTTAAATTAGAAGTTCCAACTGTACCTTGTGCATTTTGTATTGTTGGTCCTGATGTAAATTGATAACCACTATTTGCAGTTACATTTGTATTAAATGAATATGTATCTCCTTCTTGTAATAATTGCGTATCACCTGTTTGGTCCCCTGTTATATTATATCCTGCTGCTGGTCCTGTAATATTATTGATTACATTTAAAGTAATTGTATATGTTTTTGGTGTCCACAGCACTATATGTGTATCTGTAAACTCTGCACTATCATCACTATCTGTAGCTACACAGGTATATGTAACGTTTCCTGTTGTTGCGTTTGTTATTGTTATGCTAGATGTTGTTAATCCTGCTGCATTTCCTCCAGACCATAAATAACTAGCTGTTCCTATAAAGTTATTAGCTGTAGCTGTTAATGTTATATCTTCTGTTTGTTGTTGGCTTGTTAATCCAGATATAACTAAACTTCTACCTACATCACAAGTTTTATCTGCAGTAGGTGTTAGACTATCTACAGTACAGAACGTAGAATCTGCTGTACATTCAGTACACTCATCTTCGTCTGAAGTTGTAGTTGTTGAAATTGGAGTTGATCCTCCTACACTTATTGTTATGCCGTTTATTAATTCTAATTTAGATTTTCCTGTGCTAAAATCTGTTTCTATTTGATTTATAGTGTAGTTTCTGTCTGCTATAGCTATAGTATCAGCAAGAATAAACTCTTGCAACATCTTTAATGGTAAATAAGCCTCTACAGTAGTTAGTCTTCTGTTGTTTTGAAATACTTGTGAAATGTAACTTTGATAATATTGTGCAAACAATGTTTTATCAAATGCGTTTGTGTTTGTATACTCGTTTATCTCATTTCTAAAATTATTAGATATTTCACTAATACTGCTATCAATATCCACGCTATTAGACGGAATAAAATAACTTGTTATATCAGCATATGTGCCAGCGTTCTCTGTTTCTAAAAATCTAATTGCTGTTGCTGATGTTTGATTATATGAATAAAATAATAAAGGCTTACCATAATAAGGTTCGTTATTATCATCTACAAACCATCCTACCTGTGGTTCTATTGCTGTACTACCATTATACATTCTTTCATACTTCATATGCTCAAAAGGAGCGATTACTGAATATATTTCTGGATTTGCATCATAATAATCATCACCTGAATAACTTTCTGTTGCCCAAGATGTATTGTTTATTTGTTCGTGTTGCTTTGCTAGTTTTGTTTCTAATCCTTCGAATTTGAACTCAACTTCTTTATAAGGTAGTGCTACATCAACTGTACTTTTAGTTACATCTACATTATTTGTAATATCCCAAACTGTAGTAGAATCAGAATAATATTCATTTAATGTTTTAACTATTATTGTTCCATTTTCTGTATATGCTGTTAGATTAAACATTTTAAACAATCCAGTCAAAAAGTCTATTACTTTCATCTCTGGCATTTGCTCACTTATAATAAATGATCTTGTGTTGTTAAAAGTAAATGTACTTGTTAAAGGATATGCAGCTGCACTATCAGGATAATATGTAGGATCTAAATCCCATTGTGTGTTCGTAGATAAAGTAAAAGATGTTTCAGCTGAATTTATAAATACAGTATATGTACCATTACTCAAATAACCATTTAAAGTTATTGATGTTCCGCTTATCACTCTTTGATCAAATGGTTGTCCATCTTTTCTTATTATAACTGTTCCATCAATACTTGTTGTTGATTCTATAGTTAAAGAGTATTGTATTGAGCCTGATGTTACGTTTACTACTTGTAATCTATCTGACTCACTTATTACTTGTGGAATTTCTCCTGCTCTATCTATAGTAAATCCTGTTACTTGTTTTGTTACTGCTGTTTCTTCAAAAGCTTTACCTTTTTTTCTATGTAGCCACAAATACAAACCATAATAAGCACTATTAGTCGTGTTAAAGAAGTCATTACTAAAAGTTAAACCATATTTATCTTCTATAGCTCTTATAATAGCATCTACTCTTATAGCGTATTTTAATTCTTCGTAATAAACACCTTGATGATTAGTTCCTGATGGATATAAGTTACCACCTAACGCATCTGGATATACAGCTGTTGTAGAAGCTTCATAATAAAGTCTTGTAGTGTGTGATATTAATGGTGCTATTATTCCTTGTGGATAGCTAATTGTAGACGCATCTGATCTTGTGTATGTTTTGTTAAGACCACTTTCTAATGCTGTTTTTACTTCAGAAGCTGTATATGATGAATCAAAAGCAGTTAAATCTAAAGCACTTAAATCATCATCACCTAATAAATCATTTAGGTTAATAGTGTTTCCAAAGAATGTTATTCTGTATGTATTAGGTATTCCGTCTTGTAAATCTACACCATCTAATTTTATCTTACCTGTTTTAAAAGGTCTGCTGTTAAGTTCTATTGTTGAATCTTTTTTTAATCTTGCATCAAAACCATCTGTAATAGAATAATTATAATAGTGTTGAAATATCTTGTTGTTTGTTTTAGAAGCTGGTATATTAAAAGTTCTTGTAAAATCTACAAATATTTTAGATATATCTTTTACATTTTGAATTGACTGAATTATGCTTACAGATTCATCATCAAACAAATCTACTCTTGTTCCTTCTATATATAACTGCAAGTATGCTTTCATTATCTTACTCTATCTATATGCTCGTGAGCGTGTTCAGCTTCTAATGTGTAATTAATTAGTTTATCATTAACTTTTGTTTTTATTGTTAATGAATTTGATACTATATCTATTGGATGATATTCTACACCCATTTTCATCCACACTTGTTCTGACAACATTAGTTGTTTCATTGGCTCATTCATTCCTTCGTCTATAAAACCTGTATTTAATGTCATTCTTTCTTGTCCTGATTTTTTTAGAGTTCTATATTGATGTGACGTTACAGAATATGTACCTGTAGAAGATATATTGCTGTTTTTATATTTTTGTGATGTTGTTGTTAAAGTTTCTACACTTTTTTTATCAAAATAAATATCTTGTAAAGCTCCATACTTGTTTACAAATGTCACTTTCATAGGCATATACTTTGAACAAGGTATTCTGTTTATTGTTATTGTTACTGGTGGTGAACCTACAGCTAATGATGTTGTACTTGCTGTAAATGAATTATATACTATTTGTCCTGCTGATAAAACTGGTATAAATCCTGATTCTCCTTCTGGTATATAAATAGTTGTATTGTCTTGCATTAAACAAGATCCAGTAGAACAAAAGTTTTTTGTATAAGATGTGTTATAATAATCCCAATATCCATCAAAGCCATTATAAGTAAATGTTACTGGTGTTCCAGTAGTTCCTCCTGTTGCGTTAGTTGATAAATACCAAGTTATCTCTCCTGCTATAGTTACTTTTTGACTTTGATAACTTCCACCATAAGTAATGTCTAAATAGTCTCTTGCTAACTCTGCTATTTCAAATGTTACCGCATTTGTTGGTGTGTCTTTTATAATTGTATATCTCAATGTTCCATCAATCTCTAATTCAAGTTTTGCTGATTGTGCACCTGACTGTGTGTGATATTCATAATAAGGACTTCTTAATAATATATTTGCCATGTTCTATTGTTTTATTGTATAATCTAAAAATTCTTCTATATCTAATCCGTATGCTTCTAATAATTCCTGTGGTAATCTTTTAAATCCTTTCTCAAAAGGTTTTGTAAAAAATAAGCTTGCTTTTATTCCTTTATTCCATACTGATCTAGATATTACGTATGCTGTTGATTCATAACTTGTAAACCTTCCTTTAGCATCTCTAAATTGAAATCTTCTTGCTTCTACCCACTTTCTAATTCCACCAGATAATCCACCTTTCTTGCCTGTACCAGTTCCAAACTTAAATGGACTATTAGTTGATTCTGGATATGTGCTTGTTGCTCCTTTAACCCCTTGATCTTGGAACTTACCATAATCTTCCATCTCAAACTTTAACCTAAATGAATTAGGCATAACATCCACTATACCTTTTAGAGAATTATAAAGCTGTTTAGAAACATTCTTATTCTTTCTAGTTAGATTAGATCTAGACTGTTGAATTACATAATCCTTAAATGCTTCTAATGCTTTTCTTGTGTTCTCGTTGTTTAGCATATTGTCATATCGTTTTGTATCTGTACATCAAATGTTGCTACCCATCCTGCCAGCTTGTTTTCAAATCTATCTACAAAAGGCTCACATGCTACATCTGATTCTACTTGATACTTGTCTGTGTATAAGTCTCCTCTTTGTAGTAAGCTTACTAATCTATCTAAAACTCCTAGTTGTGTGTTTAGCACATCTTGCTCATTGTCATTGCCTCTAAATAAGTCTGTTGTTTCTTCTTTGCTTATGTCTACAATATCCATACACATTACAGAAATATTAAATGTTAGCACTTTAGAATTTATAGTACATTGATTTACCATCACGTGGGATAATGGAAATATAGTCTGTTTATTAAGATCTACATTATCAAAGCTTCCATATGAAACATTATTTACAAATGGTTCTGCTTCTAGTGTTTCCTTTATCTTGTTTGTTATGTTATAAAATCCTGTCATCTGGTTTTCTGTTTAATTAAATTTTTCTCTGTCTGTAATTTGTCTTGCTCATAAGCTAAATAGTATAATGATGAATGTACATTTAATTCACTGACAGATTCAAGTTTGGTTGCATCTCCTCCAGCCAATCTATATAACGAGTTATACCATCCCCACTTCCTAGCAAATCCTCCCTCTGCTGAATAGTCATTCCCTTGATCGCCTCCTGATTCAAAGATTTCAGGATAGTTTTCAGTAATTCGTTCTTTAAATTGTAAAAAAAAAGTATAGAACCCATAACTATATCAAGCGGCATCTGTTTATATTTTTCAGAATCTTCAGATCCTTTATAGTCTTCTATTATGTATTTATCTTTTAATGTGTCTTTTATTGGTCTGTATAATACTGCCATTGCTTTATGCATGTTGCTCCAATCTCCTAGTGTAGTGTCTAAATCTATATACTCACCTAGTGTTATTTTATCAAGATCTGGTACAAAACCATATCCAACACCATCCATTGTAAAAGTTGGTACAAGCTTTGCTTCTTTGCTAAAAAGTTCATTTATAATCCTTACTATCTTCATTACGCTGTTATATTCTACTTTAATAACCTTCTGAAGATTAAGATTACAGAATATTTCTACAGTCTTATGTAATAGAAAATTAGAGTTCTGATTAGCCTCTGTATTTATCTTATGATACTTCTGGTATTGTTCAAGACTAATCTCTCTTAAAGATTCTGGTACTTGTATCTTTACTTTCATATTATAACAATAAGTTATTCAGTTTTTTGTATAAAAAAAGAGGACCATTTCTGATCCTCTCAAACATAACTAATTAAAATGAAAAAGATTATTTACTATTATCTCTTTTTATTTGTAGCTCTCTTTGTATTGCTTCGTGTGCTAAATTGTAAGCCCATTCATATACTTCTGCTGTTTTATTTTGCAACTCTTCTGAACCTTGTGAGAATATCTCCTTACCTTTTTTAATCTGACCCTTATAGTCTAGTACAAGCTTTACAGGTGGCTTCTTACCTGTTCTTGTTGGTTCAGGATAAACTCTTATATCGTTTTCAATACACCATTTGAAGATCTTCATCTCCTTCTCGTACTGATCTCTGGTTTTCAAGTCTATCGATTTCGCTTTCGATTTCATCTATTACTTTTAAAAGTTTTTTAGTTATTCTTATTGATGATCCTTGTGACAATCCTCCGTGATTAAATAATTCACGATTGATTAATTGTAATTTGTTTCTAGCTTCCTCTAATGACATAAAATAAAAAGTTTGTTAGCATTATCATCCAGAAAGTAAATTGTGGTAATCCCCATGCAATATACTTTACTATTCTTCCTTGTAGTTGTTTGTCTACAGGCATATTAATATCTCTTTGTGTTGCTTTATACATTGTCTTCATTATGGTAAATAATAAGTTAATGTTCCTATAATTCCTAATATAATAAAAATTACTGAATAAGTAATAATTGACCATTTAATAAATTCTAATTTTTTCATTTCTTTGTTTCTAAAAAGGTGCTGCCTATTCTACCGTGACTACGCTTCGCTTAATTGCTAATGCTGTTTCTAGTGTACTACAGGTTATCAGCACCTGTATATTTATAGCTAATATATAAACATTTTTTAAACAATCAAAGTTTTTTGTTAATTATTTTTACCAAATGTGATATTCTCCTTTATTAGGATCTTGCAGCTGGGAAGTTAATGCATATCTAGCTGCATCTATTGCGTGATCTCCAGACATAGGGTTAGGCTTTTGTAGTGTGTTACCTTGTTTATCTTTCATCCAGACATAACCCTGAAGCTCTTTAATTAAGTTCTTTGATCTTTGTGTAACAAATATATTGTTTTGGTTTATAAGGTTTATTCCATAAACAATACTATCTCTTCCTTTTGTAACTGGAAAGACTTGATGACCATATGTATTTAACTCTGCTATTGTTTTAGGTTCAGCTGAATCTGCCCATAAGCTTCCTAGTATCTGATTGTTTTTAAGGTATTGGCTTATGTGTGAGTTTAACATTCCTTTTCTATAGAGTACCTCATCAAATATGTATGCATCATCTAGTTTATATAGTGCTACTAATGCTGCTTCGTCTACTGAATATCCTAGATCTAATCCATGACATAATAACCTAGCATGAGGTGGTATAACATCTATTTGTTTCCAATCTGGAATACAAGCTCCTTCAAGTGTTCCTATCTCACCTAGTCCATATACTCTCCACCAATTAGCCCAATAAGAGCTTTTAGAAGCCTTTAGACGAGCTTTCTCTATTTCTTTGATAATACTATCAGGAAGTTCATTATTGTCCTTATAAGTTAATGTAATGAAGTCTGTATCTTCTGTATTGATTAATTCTTTATCTACCCAGAATAAATTCGTAGGATTATAATCAAGCCAAATATCTCCAGAGGTTCTTATTGATAATTGCTGGTAAGCTTCAAAGCTAACATTGTTACACTCATTAATAAATAGATCTGTTCTTCTAGAACCTCTTAACTTATCTGGTTG